CCTGCTTCGGGGTTCACGGCCTGACGAATGCGCTCCACGCGCTGCGACAAGAAGTAAAGCATCGCGCCGTTGTCGTTCTCGCCGCCTGCGTCGCCCCCGTCAAAGACGTTTCGGATCGGATCGATCACGATGATGTCGGGGGTCTGACCGCTGAAGGCGGCCACCATGGCCGGGATGACCTGCGCCAGCCCGTCGTCGTCCAGAATCAGGCGCAGTTGCGGCGTGGCCATGAAATTGGTGCGCGCCAGAATCAGGTGTTCTGGCGAGAGGCGAATGCCTTTCACCCGCTCGCGCAGGTAGTGGTACTGAACCTCGGCTTGCAGGTAGAACACCCGCAGTGGCCGGGGTGGCCTCATCCCCAAAAACGATGCACCGGCGGCCATGTGCGTGAGCCAGGCCAGCAGGAAGTCACTTTTGCCGACCTTGGGCGCACCGCCAAACACCAGCAACCCGCCCGGTGTCAGCACGCGCGGCTCGATCAAATCTTCAGGCAGTGGCGAGTCATCGTCGAGCAATGCGCCCAGCGTGAAGGTCGGCACCATAGGCACTGCCGCTTTGATCACCCGACGCTCAGCCTGGGCGATGAAGGCGGCGCAATCAAAGCCATCCTGCGCTGCGTCGGCGGCGTCCCACTTGAGCGGCTTGTCAGCAGGCGGCACGAGGATAGCCACCGACTGGCAGCCCAGGGCCGCGCAAGCGCGTGCAGCGGCCTCAGCGTAGTCCCAGCCCGGCGCGTCGCGGTCCGGCCAGATCAGCACCTCTTTGTTCTTGAGCGCGGACCAGTCGGTTTTGTCCACCGGTGCTTTGGCTCCGTTCATGGCGGTGGTGGCCACGATGCCTGCGCCAATCAGGGCGTCGGCACACTTTTCACCTTCGACCAGGATCACGGTGCGAGCCGTCTCCAACGCTGGCAGGTTGTAGAGCGGGCGCGGATCGGGGGCACGCCACATCCGCGCGCGCACATCCCACGGCCTGAACTCCTTGCCCGATGGAGGGTCGTAACGGTAGACGCAGGCAATCAGCTCGCCATCGAGCCCGACGTAATCCCACTTGGCGGTGTAGGGGCCGAGTTCATCCATCGGGACCGTTCGCATGTCGCGCCTGGCCCCAGGATTCACGGGCGGCGCAAAGCCGAGCCATTGACGGATTTCATCGGCGATTCGCGGAAAGTCCTGCTGCGTCGACAGCCCCCGTGATTTGGCCCAGGCTGCGATCAGGTCGCCGCCATCGTCATCGGCGAAATCCTTCCACAGCCCGCGCCGAGGACCATCAAGCTCCACCACCAGGCTCTTGCCCGGCGCGCCATCAATGTCACCCACATAAAACTTGTTGCCGCGAATGCGGCCACTGGGAAACAGGTACAGCAACACCGATTCGAGCCGGTCCAGCAAACCATCACGCAGCGCCTGCGTGTCAGCCGCTGTTTCCAGCCTTTGTTCGGCGGCGTTGTTGTAGTCCAGCCAGACGATGTTGCCAGCCGTCATTGAGTCCCCCAGCAGCGGTCCTGCCACGCGCAGAACTTGCACTCCATGTGGGTAGGTGTGGTGGCAAAGCGCGGCAAGACCTCGCTTGCACTGGTGGCCGTGATCACGCGCACAGCGCGGTCGGACATGCGCTGCGCCAGCCCGCCGTCAAAGGGCAACAATTCGAACCAGATTTCCTGAGTGTCTTTGTTGATGGCGGTGAAAAGTGCCGGGTTGGCAGAGATGCCCGGAATGCTGGCCTCCATGTAGGCCTGGTAGACCGCAACCTGTGCGGCATAGACCGGCTTGGACTTGGCCACCCCGTGTTTGACGGTATCGCGCCAGGACTTGTCGTTCATCGTCTTGAACTCCCAGAGTGCCGGGTAGCTCACGCCCAGATCGGCCGGACCGGTGTTCAAGATCCCGTCGACGTGACCACGAATCCGTCCACCTGCCACGGAGAAGCCAAACTGACCACCCTGGACTTTGCGCGTGTACAGGTCAAACCCGGCCATGCGCAACCAGCGGATGGCCAGGTCTTCCAGCGTGTGGCCCACCTCAAAGATGCGCAGCAGGCGGCCAGAGAAATCACGTCCGTCGTCCACCGGTGTGTGCGTGTACTCGTATTGAAGAGCGCGCTCGCATGAAACGCCCAAGCGCGATGCGCCCAGGTAGTCGCGTGGTGTCTGACCATCGCGCTCGCGAGTTAAAGCTGCATCAATGAGCTGGCTGATCTGTTCCTGAATTTTGGGGCGGGCGTTGAAGTCCAGCATCACACACGACCCTTCTGCAGGTTCAGGCGCTCTTGCAAAAACGCACGGTCGCGCGCGGCCATGCGTTCATGTTCAGCCGTCATCTGGCCTTGGTAGGCCGTGACCACGACATCAATCAGTGTCAGCACCTCCATCCGGCTGTAACTGGCCAGCGGACGGTCCATGCCAATTGAGCCCACGAACTCGCCCAGTGGTTGCAGGCACGCGCCCATGGCGGTGGTTTCCATTTCACTTGGATCAATCATTTGTCCCTCCGTCTTATTCATGAGTGTTGAGAAGGCGTTTTGGCAGCGGCGCGAGCAAAACACCCATTGGTCTGAGTAGCGACCGGGGTCGCTTCGTTTGAGGCTGGGGTTAAACCAGCCGTAGCCTTTAGCCTGGCGGGCACACACCGCGCACTTCAAGCCGCCTCCAAAACATGGGGGTAGCTGCTGTGGCTGGTGGCGCTGCCGTGATGCGCGTCATTTGCAGCGGTGACCAAACGCTGAATCTCTTTGCGGTTGAACTGAAACGACAACAAAGCGGAGGCCTGGTAGCGGGTCATGCCAAAGTCGGTCCGCATCGCCTCTGGCAGGTAGACCAGTTGCTTGACCGTGGGTGGCTCGTTGAGCCAGCGCCGGGTCTTGTGCGCCGAGTCGGCAGACTCGTGGTCGTTGAGCCAGTCATCAGCGCGCGCCATGCACACGGTGCGCTCGCCCACAGCCAGCAGGGTGGGACGCAGCGACTTGGCTCCACCAATGGCATGCCAGCGCCCATTCAGGAAAAACACGCCGCCCCAGGCCGTAAAGCCCGTGGCCATCAATGCGTCGTCGCAGCCAAACAGATCGCACCACCGGAAATTCGAGCGCTTGAGCAGATCAATTTCACTCATGATGAAATCCGAGAGTGCGCCGATGTCTTCTGGCTGGCGCTCCCAGACATGGCCGCAGAGCGGGCACTCCATGCAAGACAGCGGCACGGTGGCATCACACTCCGGACACTCTTTGGTGGGTGCTTCTCCCTCATGCGTGTGGCCATCGAGGTTGACCTCTTGCTCCAGCGCACCGTGCATCAGACTGGCTGTGCCGAAATCCAGCACCACACAATCGGACTTGATGACGCCCGGAAACTCCTGCGGATCCACTGTGCGAAGACCACGACCAACCATCTGAATGAAGGTCGACTTGTAGGAGCTCGGGCGTAGCAACACCACACAAGACGTGGGTGTGTAGTCGTAGCCCTCGGTGAGCACCGCCACATTGACCACCACCTGGGCGCTGCCGGTCTCAAATGCTTTCAGCCTTGTTTGGCGTTCAACCGGCGACAGCTCGCCATGGATCAGCACGGACGACACACCGGAAGTCACAAACGCATCGCAGACACTTTGCGCGTGGGCCACGGTGGAACAAAACACGATGGTCTTGCGGTCTGCCGCTTTTTGCTTCCAGTGCGCAATCACGGCCTCAGTGATCAGCGATTTGTTGAGAATCGTGGCCACCTGCTCCATGTCGAAGTCGATCGCTGTGCGGCGCACGTTCTGCAATGCTTCCTGCGCACCGACATCAATCACAAAGGTTCGCGGTGAGACCAGATGGCCGCTGGCGATCATCTCGCCCAGACTGATCTGGTCGGCCACGTTAGAGAACACCTCGCGCAGGCCCTTGCCGTCACCCCGGTTGGGCGTAGCGGTCAGCCCGCAAATGGCAGCCTTGGGATTCTTGGCCAACACCTGGTCAATGACCACCCGGTAGCTGGGCGAGGACGCGTGGTGCGCCTCATCGATGACCAGCAAATCAAGCGTGGGCATCTGCGCAAGGTTCATGGGCCGCGAGAGGGTTTGAACCATCGCAAAGGTGGCATTACCCGCCCAGGATTTTTCCTGGGCATCAAACACCGAGGTGCTCAAGCCCGGATTGACGCGGGAGAACTTGGCCCGGTTCTGACCGGTCAGTTCGGTGCGGTGTGCCAGCACGCAGGCCTTGGAATCCAGCTCAGACAACATCTTGCCGACCACCGCCGACAACATGATGGTCTTGCCAGACCCGGTGGGCGCGACAGCCAGCGTGTTGCCATGCAGAGCGAGCGCGTCCAGGGTACGTTGGACCAGCAGGGATTGGCGGGGTCGAAGCATCATGGCGGTGACCCTCGCTTACTGCGCCCAGCTCGGACGACCGGGAACCGGCGCACGACCTGTGGCTTGGGCATAGGCATTGGCTGCGGGGGCAGCACTGACCGGATTAGGCGCTCGCGGCGCACCCATGGCAGCGGCGTAGTCCTTGTGGTCGGGCGTCACTGCCGCCTTGATGACCGCCTTGTCCTGGCCGTTCTGGTCTTTGTCCCAGTCGACCTTGCCCAGGAACTCAATACCATCCAGATCGGCAAAGCCGCTGATACGCCGGGCGTTCTGGGCGGCCTGGCTGTTGTCACCCGGCTGGACGTTGCGCGCCGAGTTCAGGATGGCCTTCACCATGGTGCGGCCCATGTTGGCCCACTCAGGTCCCTTGGGACTGTGCAGACCAATGAGTGACCACATCTTGCGGCGTGCAAACTCACCATCGGTCACCACGAATTCGCAGTTCAGGTACACCGAGCCGGTGGTGCTGCTTCGGGTGGCGTAACCGCCGGTCCAGCCTTGCGAGGCGTCGTCGAAGCCGCCGGGTTTGATGGTCATGCGCACGCGCACCAGCGTGCCTTTGGGGATCAGGTCGAAAGAGGTTTGTTCAGACGCGGAATTGAAATCGAAGTAAGTCATGTTCAGGACTCCTGAGTGGGGTTGAAGGAAGTGGGGTCGAAGCTGGTGTCTGTGCTTGTCTCAGCTGAGGTGCGGGCTTCTGGCAAAGCAGGAACACTGCTGGCGGGCCGTGCAAAGTCGAGCCGCTCTGGTGCGGGCTTGGCAGGGCCAGCAATCTTTTCCATGAGGCGGCCCAGGTCGGGCTCCTCAATGGCGTCCAGGCGACCCGAGCGGTCTTTGGCCGGATAGCCCCAGTTGTTGAGCGTGTGGCAGACAAAGGCGCGGTAGCTGGTGCCGTCATCACTTTTGAGTTCGGTCAGCGTGACCACCTCATCGACGATGCCGGGCAACTCCAGTCCGGTTTTGGATCCATCAACCTGCAGAGAAAAAACGCGGCGGTTGAAGTCGTCCAGCGCTTCGTTCAAGATACCGACGAACCACACGTTCTTGCGACGGGTGTGCTGCAAGTGGGTGAGCCATCCGATCATTTCCTGACCCATCAAACCGTAAGCACCCCGGCTATCAGGCTTGCCGGTTTTTTCTGAAAACGCCTGGGGCTGACCTTTGCACCACTGCAGGCACAGACGACCGGCCACGGTGATCGAGTCCACGAACACGGTGTCGTACTTGTCCATGGCCGAGGCCTGGCCAAAGCGCTGGCACACCGCATCAAAGTGCGCCTGGCTGTAGGGCTGGTCATCGCGCAGCGCCGGGTTGGGGCCGCCAATGAAGACTGCAAAGTCGCGGCACTCCTGCCATGTGCGTGGGCGCACCGTGTCACCTGCCCAGCCTTCAACTGCGAGGTCGCCAGCTTCCAGGTCAAAGAATAAAGTGGCGCTGGGCTTG